CCAGGCCGGCCGAAGCGTCCTTGATTCGGCTAAGGAGGTCGTCGGGCCCTTGCAGAGTGCCCGGCCCGGAATCCTTGGCTTCCTTGGTCTTGCGGGCCTCATGGGCCATCTTTCTCGCCTGGTCGAACTCCTTCTTTGCGGCATCCACGCCGGACTCGGCGGCCTTTATCTTCGCGTCGTGTTCCTGCTGAAGCGCCCGGCGCTTGTCGGCTGTCTCGAAGGCGATGTCGCGGAGCTTGTCCTCGAAGTCCTTCTGCTCGCCTTCGCGCTGCAAAGCCCGCTGGTCCTCGATGGCCTTCTTGCGGTCGGCCATCTCCTTGTCGAGGTTGGCCTTGGTAGCCGCATAAGCCTGGTCGGCCGCCGCATTGGCGGCGTCGGCGTCGAAGCTGTCGTCGAACAGGCTCTTGATCCAGTTCCACGCCTTGGCGAGCTGCTTGCCGACCCAGTGCCAGGCCGTCAGCACGCCGTTGACGAAGCCCGACCACGTGTCGGCCAGGAAGGAAGTCGTCTCGATCCAGGCGATCTCCAGGCCGTGGGTGACCCAAGCGAAGATCGACCGCACGCCGCCCCAGGCCTGCGTGAATGTGTCCTTCAGCCACAGCATGGCGTCATTCCAGATGGTGCTGATCCAGGACACGCCCCGCGTCCACCAGAGCTTAAGCGTGGTCCACAGAACCTTGGCCGCCAGGCCGATGTCGCCGGCAGCCAGTGCGTCGGCGATGCCCCCGTATGCTTCCGCCGCATCGTCCTGGAGGACTGAGAACTTGCCGCCCAGCCAGTCCAGGGCCTTGCCGCCGGCGGCTGTGGAAGTGAGCATGCAAGCGCCGAGCGCCCCGACGGCGGTAATCACCATGCCGATCGGCGAGAGCAGCAGCGGGATCACCGTTGCCGCCGCGCCGAGCAGGCCGGCGAACAGCGTGATGCCCTTGCCGGCAACGACCAGCGCCGCGCCGGCAGCGACCATGCCGACGGCCAGCTTGGTAATCGAAACGATCAGGCCGCGATTCTGGTTAATCCAGGCGATAGCAGTGGAGGTCCATGAGGCAGCCTTCTCGGCAAGGCTGGATATCACCGGAGCCAGGGCCGCCCCGACGGCGAAGGCCAACTGCTTGACCACCCGCCAAACCCGCTCGAAAGCGTCAGACAGCCGTTCGGCCGCTTCGGCGTCGGTTTTCGACATCGACAGGCCCAGTGAACGAGCCTCCTTGCGCATCTTTTCCAGGCCCGCAGCGCCATTCTCCATCATCGGCAGGAGCATCGTGCCGGACTTGCCGAAGACCTCCATCGCCATTGCCGCCCGGCGGGTCGGGTCTTCCACCCGGCTGACCGCCTCAGACAGCAAGGTGAACTGGTCATCCGGCGAGAGGTCCATCAATGCCTTGGCCGACAGGCCGACCATGGCCAGGGCGTCGGCGGCGCTCTTGGAACCGGTTGCGGCCTCGGTGATGGTCTTCTGCATCTTCCGGACGCCGGTCTCCAGGGCTTCCATGCTCGCGCCTTCCATGTCGGCGGCGTAGCCCAACTCGCTGACCGCCTCGGCGCTCATTCCGGTCCTGCGGGACATCTTGGCGACGGCGTCACCCATCGAGGCAAACGTCTTCATCGCGACAACGGCCGGCGAGGCCAATGCGGCCCCGACGCCGACGATCCTGGTCCCCCAGGTGGTCATTCCCGACCCGAATGCCTTGAGCCTGGCCTGGGCGCGCTTGAGACCGGCCGTGAGCTTGTCGCCCACGCCGATCTCGACGTATGCCCTGCCGGCCTTGATTCCTTCTGTGCCTGCCATTTTTCAACCCATTCGCGACTTGATGGAGTTAGCCCAAAGACCTGCCAGCTTCGGCGCTTCCCGGGCGAGAGCCGGCCGCATGTACGGACGAGGTGCGACGGTGTACTTGCGGCTGCGCATCTGGAATTCGGCGTTCCTTCGCCGGCTTCGCAGATCGGCCCGCCGCCACTTGCCCCACTTGAAGACCTCCAGCGTCCGCAACGAGCCGCCGTATTCCAGGGTTGCGGGTATCACGGCCTTCTGCGGCGACCAGCCTCTTCCGCCCGGAGCGTGCGCCCAGGTGATCATGTTCAGTGCGCTTGGGCCTACCAGCACCGACTGCCGCGCCCGCTCATAGCCGAAGAGGATTCCCCGCCGCAGATGCCCGGTGTGGCTGCTTGGCGGCTGGCCCGGCTGGGAAATCGCCTTTCGCGGGCGGATGCTGGTGCGGGCAGCCTGGCGGACGAAGGCCCCGGCCCTGGAGAGGTTCTTGCGCGAAGCCGAGTCGGTCGCACGTTTCACGCGCTCGGTGTCGAAGAACATGTCCAGGCTGATCGTCTTTATGCGAAACATGGCGGCACGTTCGATTGCGGATCACAAATCGCCTTGACCGGATCGGCGGGAAGATGTACTTTGCGCACGCCAGCCCAGCTCTCCCCCCGGCTGGGACTGGCCCCCGGATCGGCGCGTCCCCCCCTACGCGGCCGATCCACTTTTTTGCGCTACTGCTGGGCCTTGGCCACCTCGTTGCCGATGCCGGCCCGGATGAAACATGCCTGCGCCGCCGCCCAGATCGCCGCCAGCATCGCCACGCCGTCGATCTGCCCATCGGCCCAGGCAGCAACTGCGCCCAGCAGACCGATCGCGGCTGTGATGTACGCCTTCTTGCCCTTGAGGAACTCTCTGATCTTGGTCATGGCGACCTCCTTGTCTTTCTTGGCTGAAGAGTCAAAGCCCCACCAGCGCAGCCAGCACTGACAACACAATCGGTGCCAGCCGCAGGAGAATCTCGTTCTTGAGGTCCTCGCGGACCTTGTTGTACCGGGCGACGTTCTCCCAGCGGGCCGTGTTGGCCTTCACCTTGGCGATGAAGGCATCGTCGGAGAGCTTCGCGTCCAGTTCGGTGACAACGTCCAGATCGCCGGCCATCAGGCGGCGAAGCATCTGCCAGGCATCTTCCTGGGCCAGCTCGAAGAATCGCGGGCCGTACTCGGCCAGCAGTTCGCTTGCCGCCGCCCGCTGCGCCTCGGGCACCTTGGCCAGAAGCTCGCGCACCTTGTCGAGCACCACCGGCTCGGTTGTCGTCGTCTCACCCATCAGTTCGCTCCTTCCTTGGAGTTACAGTTCGCGGGGTCCATCCCCAGCAGTTTCAGGATCGCTCAGCCCTTCGGCGGGGCGCTCGATGCGGAACCGCTGGAACCGTTGGCCGGCGCAGTGGACTCATCCGGCAATTTCGGACCCCATGCGTCATCCTTGCGGGCAGACCGGACAAAGCACCGCCACTGCTTGAAGTTCTCATCCAGGTAGACTTTCGCCCACTGCGGCGCGTTGGCGTCCGGCCGCAGCCTGTTAGCCGCGTTCAGCGCATCCACGGTGCTGACCTCGGCCGCGATCAGCGACTCGCCCTTGAGCTGCACGTTGCCGCAACCGGCCGTGGCCAGCAAGGCCAGTACGCCGATCACCATCGCCATGTCGCTCGCGACTTTCCCGATCCGTCTCATGTCTCACGCTCCTTCCTTGGTTTTGCCCGACTTCCTTGCCGGGTTATCTACGAAGACTGTCTTCAGAATCTCGATGTTCTCAGCCGTGAGCGGGATGCTCTGCGATCCGCTCCGTCGCTTGCCTTTCTCGTATGGGTGCAGCTTGGCCGGGTCGATCATTCTCTCGCGGAAGCTGCTCAGCGCCGCGGCTGCTATCGTGGCCGTGTGGTCCCACAGCCGGCGGTTGCGGCCCTCGGCCATCCAGAGCAGCTCGCGGATGGTCAGGGGGCCAGGCTCGACGCCGACGAAGCCGGCGAGCTCGTAGATGAGCTGCCAAGGACCGACATTGCGGCCTCTATGGCGGCCGGAAGCTCTTTCTCGGCCTTGGCGTCCAGCAGGTCCTGGGCCCGGTCGATCAGCTTCCAGGTTGCCTCGATCACCTTCCTGGCCCGCGCCCGGTCGCGCGGGCTCGGGGTAAAATCCGCAAGCTCTTCCAAGAATGCCCGCGTGGCCGCGTCGATGGCGTCGCCGCCCATGGCCCGGCCGAACTGCTCGTCGGTGACGCTGGCTGAGTCGGCCTGGTCCCGGCAGACGACGTACAGCACATCCACCAGCAGGACCGGGTCGGCGATCAGGCGGTACAGCAAGCCCTCGCCGGGCTTGTCGCTGCCACCCAGGTCCAGCAGGTCCAGGCCAAGCAGGTCGCGGACCTTCTTTACGGCGTAGACGTTCAGGGCCAGGTTCCAGGACCGGCCCGCGTTGTCACGAAACGTTCTCATGTTCTCTCCCAACTCCGAGTAAATCGGTCATGTATCAGGCTTCCGGTTCCGGGACGGTGTACCACTCGGTGAAGCTCGACGGCTTGAGCGTCACGCTGGCCTTGACGGCCTCCTCCAGCGGCTCGGACCGGCTGAAGTTCGTCACCGAGCAGTTGGACACCAGGCCCTTCTTGCCCTCGACCGTGATCGCGCCGTCCAGCGCGGCAATCGGGATCTCCGAGCCGGCCAGCCAGGCGGCGATGATGGCCGCGAAGCCCGCATCGGTCGGCTTCCAGAGCATCTCGAACTCGATGGAGCCTTCCTTGAGCGTCGCGGCCGTCGCCTTCCAGCCGTTGT